CCTTACCGGCAGCATAGCGAGCCAATACATCAAAGGCATCAGGCAGGGTAAAGCCTTGGTTTAAAATCACACCAAATTGAGCAAAATCTTTGGTGGTTTGGCACACGGTCAATTCATTGACTGCGCCGATAGGTGCAGTCCCTACGATGCCAATAATTGCACCGTCCACCGTTTCCACCGCGACAGAACCGCCTGCCACGCGTGTTGTTTTCGTTCCGTGATGAAACGCCATAATGTTCTCCTTATGGTTCTTTGCGGCGGTAACGTGCCGCGGTAAATTTTGGTAAATTTTGCGGCTGGTGTGCTTCCACCTGCCACGTTTCAGTTTGAATAATCAGTTGGTATTGCCACAGCCCATTGTCTTCGCCTGCAAACTCTTCGCTAATCAAATGACAAGCGGTGCAATTGGTCGGCTTAAATCCTACAATCGCCAGCCGTAACTGGTCGAGCATTTCCAACGCCCCTGTATCATCGTGTTGGCTGCGGGCAATCACTGTGAGGGCAATCAGCACTTTGCGGCGTTGTTGGATAATGTCAGTGCTATCAAGACTTTCAAATTTGGAACCTGCATACTGCACCAGCACCGCACCATATTGGTCGGTGAGGTTGTAGCGGTCTAAGTCATCGGGAAACAACTCGATGGAAAAACGCGTGGTCTTCTGTTCGATGTGGTTTCGGATGCTTTCCAAAATAGGCAAAGTGGCACTCATTGATGCTCCCTTAATAGCCCGACAAATCCAATTTCTGTGGTGCGCGAGCTTTAAATTTCAACGCAGACGGTAAGTTGTCATCACCTTCCGCACCGATTTCTGTTAAGCCCAAATGCAGTTTGCCACTGGCAATGCGCTCCAAATCTTTTAAGGCTTGGCTATGGGTTTCTTTCACATTGTCGGGAAAGCCTTTGCCTTCAGGACGGCGTGAATACAACCAATAGCGAGCCAGTTGTAGGCAAATGTTACGCACAAGCGTTGGCACATCATTTAACGGTAGCAAATAACGTGAACGTAAATAGCCGTCCACCGTTTCGGTAGCGTATTCGCATGCCTTGTTTAATACGGCATAATCGACGTCCGTTGCTCTTGTGTTGTCATTAGAGAGCTGCACAAGCACCACTTCGCTCACCACTTCCGTTAAATCTTGTGCCTGAATGTACATTATTCTTTACCTTCGCCTTTGTTGTTTTTGTTTGCCTTTTCCGCTTCTTTGCGGGCTTTTTCTGCTTCAGCTTCCGCTTCTTTACGGGCTTTTTCAGCTTCTGCTTCCGCCTGCTTGCGTTTTTCGTCTTCGGCTTCGTCTAATTGCACATAAAGCGAAATGCGAGTGGCTTCTTCGTCAGTCAGTTCGAGCCTATCGCCTTGCTCATAGCGTTGATTGTTGTGGTAAATCGCCATGGTGCTGATGACGGCGTAGAGTTTGGTTTTGTCCATTGGTTTTCTCCTAGTGAAACGGTGTTACAAATCTCCCCTAACCCCTCTTTACTCAAGAGGGGAGATTTTTTGGGGTTATAGGCAACCTTTAATCAAATAACCAGCCGATGCACCGAGTAAGTGCGGTTTGTGAATATCCGTGGTGCGAATGACTTCAAGTTTGCCACCGTTTTCTTTGTAAGTGTCCACAAATAAGCCACCTTGACGACGGACGGTGTAGCCATAAGACGGCTCATACACTGTGCCTTTGCGTTCGGTTGAACGTGGCGCAACATAGGCAAGCACAATGGCGTCAGACCAGATGTCTTTAAGTTGATTGCTTTCTTCATACACCGCTTCGCCGATTTTTACGGTATCAATGCCAATCAACTTGCCGAATACTTCAGGCGTTACAATTGCCACTTGTGAATACTTGAGTTTTTCAATGACAGCTGGGTGTTCTTTTAATGCTGCCCACACATCGCCTGCAATCACGCATACATTCGGTTTGCGACCAATCGCACGCTTCACGGCACGAATGCCCGTGTCGAACATCGCAAAGATGTCTGCTTGTTTGCTAGTGATTTTCGATGTACCGCTTAACGTGACTTTGTTGCCACTGTCATATTTGCTTTCATCTAATGCCAGCGTTGCCACTTCTTTTTCACGACCGAGTGCAATCACATCTTGGGTGGTGTTGAGTGCGAACTGACGGAGCGAGAAAATCGCTTCGTTTTCTTCGCGGTAGTCGATGGCGTATTCCACATCGTGCTCTTCCAACGCCACGTCGATTGCCGTGATGTCTTCAGGGTCTAAACGATTGGATGTACCGCGTAAGTTACGCACCGTACTTGGTAAGCGGAATGCAAGGCGACCAAATTTCGGAATTTTGCCCGCTTCTTTGTCGATTTCGACGGTCGGCATTAACACTTCGCCGATGAGTTCTAAATTGTGATAGCCCTGTGCCAATTTGGTTAAAACAGGATCTTGCACACGGAGTGCTGCGAGATTGTGAGCAGTCATAAATTTCCCTTCTATTGATAAATTGCGTTAAAGGCGGCGGTATAGCTCACGCCGTGTTCTTTGGCATACGCCATAATTTTTTGGTCAGCTTCGATGCTGGCTGGGTTTGTGCCTTCGGCATATTCCACCGTACCATCTTGCGGTGCTGCCGCTTTGTCTTTGGTGGCGACTTCACCGAAGTTCACCACTTGTGGCTGAGCATCCAAAAAGGCTTTGAGTTTGCTATGCAGGTTTTCGCCTTCGCCAAACTCAACCACACCTCCTTGCATTGTGGTGGAAGCATAGTTCAATAAATCTACCGCTTGCTGTTTAGCAATCGGGGCGAGTTTGCCCGCTTTCACTAAACCTTCAGCAAAGTCGGCATTTTCAGCTTTAGCTTGATTGAGTTCGGCTTCTGCTTTTTCGGCTTTCGCTTTGGCGTTTTCATCTTTGAGTTGCTGATTTTCAGCACGCAAGCGGTCTAATTCCGCTTTCTCTTCTGCACTCATTTCAGGTTCTCCTTGAGTTGGTTCAGTTTGAGTGGGGTTAATAGTTGCTGGGGCTGCTGTTGCTTGGGTAGTAGCCTCTTCGCAAAAATCCACAATGCCTTGCTCGCTCTCTGAAAATTCAGGATTACGCAAGCCTTTCACAGCTGGGGGCATTGCGCCTAAAAAACCGACATGGCGTAAATAGAGCGAGCCTTGCTTTGGATTGTCAGGGCTATTGGCAAGGTAAAAAGATGCCGACACTTTTTTGAAACGCCCATCTGTGACCATTTCGGCAAATTCAGGATGAACTTGGTCAAGCTCGGCTTTCAGCACATCGCCGTCTAACTGCAAGCCTTTCACCCACGCATAGGCGGGGGCTTCCATTGTGGGGTGTCCGATAACGGCAGGGGCTTCGTGATAGGCGACATCGTAGGCTTCTACCGCCTGTTGCAAATCGGCTGGGGTGATTTCCACTACTGTACCGTGTGCATCTGGGCGTTTGCCTGCTTTAAAAATTTCAATCAGGGTCATTCGGTTCTCCTTGTGTTGGTAAACATCATAGAAAAAATGACCGCTTGTTACTTTTAAACTGGTTTAAGGAATGAAAATGGGAAAGAGAAAGTGAGAAGGGAGTGAATGGGGCGTTTTGGCGTGTTTATCGGTGTTTATAAACACGCCCAAGGAGATTTAGACGATAATTTATCGAATGGGATTTAAAACGCCACAATGGGCGTTTTATGCGTTATTTTTGAAAATTGGGCGATACTATAGATTTTGGTCGATTTGACGTTGTAAAACAGCCTTTGCTTTCTCTAATAATTTTTGCTCATTTTGTGAATTAACACCTAACCACGGACGAGCAGGAACTTTTGACTGTTTAGCGAAGACGGCATTGTCGCCTTTACCAAATTTTAATCGCTTGCCTTTCTTCGGTTTAATGACACCACCGAATTGGTGCAATCTGGCATACTTGGCATCTGAACCAAATTCAACGCCGTTGTCATTGTAGTTGTAAGCCGTTCTCTCAGATAAATAGCCTCGATGTTTTAAGATTTTGTCGTTGCCTTTTATCTCTTGGGTGAGCGGTGAAAGAGGCTTCCATTTGTTACCATCAGGATCAACTTCCTGCTTAAAGCGTTCCGTGTGGATTTTCTTCAAGGTTTCGCCCAGCACGCCATAGAGCTTGCGAGGGTGTTGCAGTTGTTGGGCAATACTGTGGAGTTTTGCGGCTGCTTGGATGTCGTTGAGGGTGATTTTGATCATGGCGTTATTCCTCTCTAAAATGCAAGCGTGGTAATGTTGCCACGCTTCATTATAAGGAAACGAATATGGATAAAGAAAAAATTGATTCGATGCTTGAGCGTGTAAAAGAATCAGGCTATCGTTCATCGTTAATGCTTGCTCTGGCTGAATGGGCAGAAGAAAAACTGCGTCAGCAGGAGGTGCTTGATGTTAATTCATTGCAAGCGTGGGCTACTGCACCGAATCGCAAGAAGGCATTTTCATTTGCAGTTGAGCGATTTTTAGCAGAGCTCAATACCTCAAGTAATACCGACAGATAAAAATAATCGCTATCATCAAGCTCTGAGCGATGCAAAGCAAGCGTGCGTTCAAACATAACTTGCATTGTTTCACTTGGGGCTTGCTTTTCTCTTTCTTGAAGGGTTAAAGCGGCTTCGCTCATTTGAATAAGTAATTGCATATTTTCTCCTATTGATTAAAAAATAAGTTGGGCGTATAGTAAAACCATTGCAGTAGGGGTTACCAACTGGAAAGGGTCCAGGGTCGAAAGACGGCTGATTATCCTGTTCGAATCAGGCAAACTACTGCAATGAACCCCATAACACTTCAAATGCTCCTAATTGAGTAAAATCTTCAACCGCACTTGCTGTTCTCACTACATTTAATTTTTGAGCGAGTTTCTTGCCACTTAATTCATCTTTGATTTTGACTTCATAATCCATTTTGATAGCAACCTTACCTTTCTCAGTTTCATAGATAAATAGCAGCACATCGCCCGCATTCTTGTTGCGTTGCTGTTCTTTTGCCTGTAACAAAATCGCCTTTGGATTTCTCAACTTCTCTGGCAATTGCTCCCAAAACTCAATCGGCAGGTTAATGCCTTTGGTTTGCTTGGTATCACGCAAGGCGTGCAATACATCTTCATCACGTACGGCAATCACGGCAGATTGTGGAGCTTTTTCAAGTGCGGTCAATTTATCAATCACTTTGGCTGGGATTATGCCCACGTTTTTCATTTGTCCACGTGCCATTTTTTCGGTGGCAACGGTATCTACCATCGACTTCATCGCGCCGTTTAACATCATCACGGCACGCGGATTTTGTAACACGTTTTCAATCAGTAGGCTGGCAAGTTTTGGCTCGGCATTGACGAACTTATTGAACAACAGCTGATCCACGTCCGTATTTCGCCCTGCAGTCAAGCGTTCAAAATTATGCGGTTGAAATCCTACATCATAGCCTTTCGGTACACGTACCATTCGTGGATTGCCGGAACGTGTGCCTACTAGTTTTTCTTCCCATTTGATTTCAGGCGATGGACTGACGGTTTTACCCATCTCTTTCAAATCATCCTCATCGTGGGCGGTCACGGTGCAGTGGCAGCCATAGGCTTTAATGGGGTAGTAATAACGCCAAAATGGATCGCTTGCCGGCAAAATCGTGCCGTCCAAGTCAATATGCTCTTGGCGTGGGTGGCTGTTGTCGTGGTGATGATATTCCCAATAGGGCATGACATCGGCTAAATCCAAATGCTGTTGTAGCCGTCCGCGATTGTAGGCGGCGTACACGTTGGTGTCGTAGATGATACGGCTTCGCCAGTTTCTACCACCTTTGTAGTCCCAGCCTGTGTGAGCCACGATTTCATCAAAACGCTTGCGGAAGCCTTCCAGCGTTTCGCCGTTGTTGATGGCTTCATCTACCGCTTCACGAAAGGCGAGCAGCACTTCATTGCGGTTGGCTCCTGCCACCATAAAAAAGTAGTCGTGTTCTTCACCCAGCACGTCTAAATAGCTATTAGTAGGCAAATTGAGTTTCTTCTCAAAATATTTGACCTGCTCTTCAAAAGTGAATTTACTCATTTTATTTACGCTCATCTTCAACGGATTGACGGCCAGCAAAGTGTGCTGTTGTTGATGCCCACGCCATCACCTTGCCATATTCTGCAAAGCTCAACTCAGGGATCAAACTGTCTAATTGGTTGCGAAAATCTTCCAGGCTTTCTGCTTGTGATAGTTTATCCTGGATGGTTTGCAGCCATTCTTCCACAAAGGGCTCACCTTCGACTTCTAGCTGCTCCCCAATGGTTTCCACGATAGTTTTAGGAAT